CCATTATCTTTTGCCAAAATCCATGCAATGTCGGAAAGAGCAGTATATAACCGCAGACGGTCAATAGAAACAAGACTTCAAATACCGCTTCCTAGCTTTAAAGATCAACGAGTAAACGATTACAAAAAAACTGAACAAACAGTAGGGAATACCCGTAGGGGTATGGATTTAGAAAAAGGTCGCATTATTGTATTTTCTGACGCCCATTTTTGGCCTGACCAAACTACTACCGCATTTAAAGCGTTGTTAGAAATGATTAAGGAATACAAGCCTACCGCCTGTGTTTGTAATGGGGATGCCCTAGATGGGGCTTCCATTAGTCGTTTTCCTAGAGGTGATTGGGACAAAATACCAACAGTTAAAGAAGAACTTGAAGCCTGTCAATACTTTTTAGGTGAAATTGAAGCTGTAGCTAAGGGTGCTAAGTTGTATTGGCCGTTGGGTAATCATGACGCTAGGCTGGAGATGCGAATCATAGAGAACCTTCCAGCCTTTGAGGGTATGAGGGGTACAACTCTTAAAGAATACTTTCCTGCGTGGCTTCCTTGCTGGTCATTTTGGGTAAATGAGGATACTTGTATCAAGCACCGTTGGAAAGGTGGCTTCGGGGCGGCAAGAGCCAATTCCCTGAATAGTGGGGTAAATTTCATAAGCGGTCATACTCATCATTTAAGCGTAATGCCAGTATCAGATTACAACGGCACAAGATGGGGTGTGCAAACAGGCACATTAGCTGATTGCAATGGTCAGCAATTTGCTTACACAGAAGATACCCCAAAGGATTGGAATAGCGGATTTGTAATGCTTTCCTTTGAAAGAAGCCGTCTTTTACAACCTGAAATGATTAGGGTTTGGGGCGAGGATGAAGTTGAATTTCGTGGGAAAATACACGGTGTATGAAAATTTCGCCAAAAAATCTTGAGGGCATTTACTTAACGCTTGCTAAATGCTATCCGTTTACAAAGTGGGATTTGCCGCCCAGCGAACTATGTCGTTTTTTAGTTGTAGATGACCATACCGTTATGGCAACCTACGAATACGATGAATCTTTAGCAAGACCACATATATTTTGTATATCTAAAGCCAAATGCGGTCATTACGATACCGTCACTAGGTCTATGGCCCACGAAATGATCCATTGTTCCCGACATAAGTCAGGTAAATGGAATCTGCACGATGCTACATTTAAACGTAGAAAGATGCTTGTGGGCCAAGAACTAGGGTTTGACGGTCACGAATTGTAATTACTTACCAAATTTGTAAAAGTCTTTCATACTAGACAATACGCAGTTGTACCAAAATTCATACATCTGTTGGGTGCGATCTAGGACTTCTTCATACTTTTTAATTTGCTCATCAAGTGTAAACATAGCAATCTCCTATTAAATGTTGCGGTGCAATAATTATATAGGATTTCGGTGATAAGCGTCATTTGGATTAGCCAACATGGATTTTAATAAATCATCAATTGTGCTAAACCATTGAATTACTTTCATTCCATCGGCTTGATAAATAGTAAAACTCATTTAGCCATGAAGTAAAGACCAATATTGGCGGTTGCGTAGGACATATAAGTTATTCCCATAGGTAGGTTGCCTTTTACAACCTGTTCAATGCCTATATAGGCGTATATAGCCCCTGTAAGGATGATTAGCCAACTACTCATGCAATAAGACTTTCCGTTTTCTCCAGCAACTGTTCTTCCGTGATTCCGTATTCTTGCTCGAACCGTTTACGACCCATTCCGTGAATACTGGTATTTGATCCTCGATGGTGGTAGGTACAGAGCGGAATAACAGGCGACTTGCTTCTAATGCCACCTCGTCTAATGTGATGTAATTCCGCTGGCGTTCCCTCGTTGCCTTGATGCCTACATAATGAGCATCCCAGTTCAGCAATTTTTCGGTATTTTTCTTTCTCATTTTTCTTAGTGGCCATTGATATGATCTACGGTCATTTGTTCTAACTTTTCCGCAGATTCAGCAATGTCTACGCTAATTTCAAGCATTTGGGTATAGTCTTTGCGGTTTAGGGCATCGTCATACATCTTGCAAAGTAATTTAAGGATTAAAAATTCTTCGGTTAGTTTTAACATTATTTCAATATCCGATCTTGATTACGGTTAGATACTTCTAGGGTTTGCCATGTGGAATGTCTAAGCCTTGCGGCTTCTAATTCCCATTTAAGTTTTTCTGCGTTTTCTGTAGCCGTGCCAATAGAATTGCATAAATCTTGGTATTCTTGGCTGGCGTAGGCTTCACGCTCTTGTGCTCCGATGGTTTGTTCACCTGACTTCTTCATCATAATGGATTTGAGTGAACTCTTAAAAGTTTCTAGCTGGGCTAATTCGCCTTTAGCTTGTGCGTACTTACCTGCATTTTCAAGGATAAAGTCTATACATTTATTGGGGTCTATCTCTCTCATTTTCCTAATCTTTTCTTTATCAGCATCTTCATGCGTTCTTCTTTGTCAGGGTATTGGGCCAACAATCTAACAACTTCAAGCCATCCCCTGCGTTTTGCTACTGCGATGTACCACTCAACCAAATAATTATCAGAGTTGTTCTTCAAGTTGCTTTATTTTCTGACTAATTCTTGCCCGTAATTGTTGCCAACCTTCGCCAGCATAGGGAGTTACCCCTACTTCTTGTGCTTTTTTAAGTGTTAGTTCTTCTGTAGCGTAAAACGGCAACTCAGGTTTCTTTAAAGGTTCAATGTCAAGTTCATCATCATAACGCCCAGCCCGTAACCAGCTGGCAGGATATGGTATGTAGTCTTTAGCAGTTTCTTTTATCTTCCAGTATTTAAGATGGCTAGGCAGGGCTTCTATGGCTTTTTCTTGCTCATCGGCAGTCATAGACTTCCAAGCCTTTTCAGCGTCTTTACGTGCCATTTTACGGGGGTATAAACCATAGAAAACAGCAAAGGTCATTGTGATTTCTCGCTTATTAAATTACTGACTTGTGAAGTTATTTTGGTAATGTATTCAATGTCGTTTAAAGATAACTGACCCATCAATTGCAATATCTTCATTACGGCAATGTCGTTGTCTAGCGGCTGGGGTTTAATTAAAGTTTCGATCATGTTCTATTTCTGTAATTTGTTCCCGTAGTGCCGCACATTCAAGTTCAAGCATTTTATTTTTTGCTTCGACTTCGGTTAGTCTTAAGGTTATTTGATGCAAGATTTCCTGTAGATAAGGGTTCATTTACTTTCTTTCTTTTAGTAATTTTTGAAACTTGTTCAGGTCTAACTTTGTATTCATCAACTGCTTGGGTAAGCAAAGCAACCATTCCCCATTGGACAAGGACTTCAAGTCCCTGTTTGTCAAAGATAACTTCAGCGTTGGCCGATCCATCTTTATTCTTTTTCAGTATCTTTACTTGTATCTTCATTGTTTGCAAACTTTATAATAGGTTTATCAAGTGCCAGTTTAGCCAGTTCAATGTATCTATCAACTTCTAGTCTATCTTCCCCACCAATAGATGCTTGACTGTGTGCAATGGGTTTACCCATATCATCGTAATACACTTCACGAATTTCAAAGTAATCCTCATATGGACTACTCATATTTACCAAACGTAAATTCCAAGTCATGTTTTTACCCAATAAAGAATTATGAACAAAAGTAGCATTACCGCACCAAGTATGGCAAAGATTCCAACAGAGAAAATTAACATTAAGTTTTCCATATTGTGAGTATAGTTAAGCAAACTTAATGTTAATAATTATTTTATTTAATTGTGGTAAAAACGCAACATTAATATTCAATTCCAGCTTCATCCATCATGCTGGTTTGAATATTAATTGCATTAGTAAAAATTCCATTTAAAGCGTGTTTAGCAGTCCATTTGTTAAATTCATCTGTTTGGGTATAGTCCCTAACTAAACGTAACAAAGCAAAAAGCTCATCAAAATTGTTATAAGCGTTGATGATGGCCCATTCCATGTTGTTTGCTTTGCGTTCTGCTAATTGCAATTTAGTAAGCGGTTTTTGTTTTTTTACAATTGTTTTTTTTGCTGTCATTTTTATCTTTCAAAAAGAAATAGCCCCCGTAGGGGCTTATTGTTAATCGGCTCTGCAATTCCACCAAGCTTCGATACCGTGGTCTTTTAATACGCCAGCAAAAGCACTAGCACCCTGTTCCAAAATATTCATACATTGCGTGCCATTGCCAGTGCAACGCCAAATTTGCCAGCCTTTTTGCCAATGTTTGCTACCTATGCCGTTTTTTTTGCACCAGTTAACAAATGGGCTACGGCCATTAGGAATTTCTACCCATGCAAATCCGCAATAGTTATCTTCACCATGCTTTTCTTCCCAATCATTTTCAGCTTTGCGGCCAGCGGCTAAAGCTTCGTTATAAATCGCTTGAAAATCTTGTGTTGGTTTTTTTGATGCCATTTTTGAAACTCCTTATCTATCTCACTCGGATTGAGTAAAACAATTATAGTTAAGTTGGCTTAATAATGTAAAGCTTTATTTTTGTATATTTCATCAGGAAAACCCTTAGTGTTGTATTTTTGTCAGGATTGCAAGATTCAGGACATAGCTATCCCTACTATGAGGAATAGCTTGTCAGTCTTGCTGAGTTCTTGGCTCAAATTATTGCTTCGATGTCTTTGTCGTGCCTAGGTCTGTCGTTATCACATCATCGGTCTATCCATACAGGACGGTTCTTCTAGCTATCCAAGCAATAACGGATAGGGAAGGGTGCATAAGCACCTAGTAGTTTCTAGGGTATTTACAGCCTTTACCGTAGCAACACCAATGAGTACGGGCTAGGCAGAAATAGAAAAACCCCTTAAGGTAGCTCTAAGTTGATCCCACTTGCTAAAAGGTTCGACAACTTTTAGTAAATGCTCAAAGCTACCCTAAAGGGTCTAGTCGATTTTATAATGCAGGGATCAATCTGCCCCTCAATTATGCACCATTATTCCAATTCAGGCCAAATTAATTTGTAGTTTTTTGGAAACAAATTTTTACGGGTTACCAAACCATGCGATTCTTTTTCTAAAGTAGCGGCTAAAATCACTAATTTATCGTAAGGTATTTCCCCATTTTGCCACATAGAAACGGCCGCAACCGATGTGCCTACCAGCTTAGAAATGCGGGTTGGACCACCCAATAATTTGATTAATGCGGTTGATGATAATTTTTCCATAAGCTATCTTAACATTTATGCAACATATTTGTAAATAGTTGTTGCTTTATAAATTAAGCTGGCTTAAAATTGTGTTACGGTATGTGCCGTGTAAATTTAGGAGAACTCGTATGAGTGAGCAAGATCAAGACTTTCACAGCTTCCAACAACATTTGGAACGCATCTTTAAAGACCTCGATGATGGGGTTTTCTTAACCG